CATAATCGTACAATCTCTATAGAGTAAACATTGTTAGGTCCATCCGGGAATACCCGTAGTACCTTAAAACCTAAATACTTAGCTAAGTTAATTAACGCAGTATTTTGTAAATCAATTGTTGTCCAAAGATACGGACGGTTAATGTGCTTCATTAACGCTTTACCGAATCGCACTGTTGTCAGTGGATTCTTCTTTACCTGATTTGTCATCTGGATCCAAACCATGTTGTCTTCAGACACACCATACGCACCATAAAGACTCCCATCAGGTCCGTAGATCAAATAGGAGTCATCATAGTGAATATACAAAGCTAAAGAAAGAATAGGATGTTGTCCTATCCTTTCAAAGTCTTGTAAGCCCCTTTGGAGCATTTGACTGGTTAGCTCAGGTACGTCGTTAATGGTAGCAGGTTTAAAGGTAAAACCACGGGTGGATGTAGTCATTAGGATCGTCGATAGAAGCCAGTGTTGTAATTACCTTCCCAAGTTAGGTTAAGTAAAGACACAGGCATGGGTGAATCACCAATAATCGTAAAGGACAGGTTCTCATTACGTTGGTAAATGGGTACAGTATGAACTGCATCAGCTGACAAGTTAACGTTATTCAAGTTATAAATGTTAGGCTGAACAGCTTCAATAGTTTTACTCCATTCAGGTCGTCCAGTAATATCTATTTGATACTTAACAGGACCGCTTAAACCAGTAGCTACTTTAATCCTATGAATAATAAGATCAGAAGTAAAGTCTGATTCAGCTGTTCTACCGTCAGATTTAACAACAAAGAACTTAGGCATTTCTACTTGCATGTTGTAGATATACCCAATTACTAGATTACGTCCACGATAGTCGTTGTCTATATCAACGTAATAGGCACCTGCAGTCCCCTGTACGGTGGGGTAAAGCACTGCTCCGACTGATGCATCGGTAAGGGTTAGATCCTCGCCTATGTAGCTTCCTAGGACCACTACAGCAAGAGCTTTAGTATCTACCGAATCATACGGAAGATAAAGTCTAGTTGTATCAGTACCAGAGTCATAGGTACGGTAAGGATTAACGTCCCAAAGATCAAGGCAAACATCAGTCTTTTCTCCAGAAGGTAGGGTCAAATAACCTTCCTCACTAGATTGAGTCAGGTCATACGACTGAACGTAAACATCAGTACCGTTAGCTACCACAGAATAGAAGGTACTTGAATCAAAGAATTGGTCAAGCAAAGATCCTGTAAGATCCCATTTATACCACGTAGTAATAGAACGCTCCTCACCTTGTTGAGAGTATCTAAACTGATACAACGTACTAGAACCAATTGTACCCAAAGAGACAATAGACAAGCCAGCGGAGGCAACCATTGAATCAACCGTAGAAGGAACTAACTCAGGTACAATTTGAGTCTGTTCAAACATGAACGGTGGGGAGTCAGTAGCAATTTTAAACAGTTCATACAGCCTAGTGTACAAAGGTGTCTTAGAAACAAAGGCTAAAGTCGTACCAAGAGTAACTGCCTCTGTGTTAGAATCACACTCATAAGACGACAACTCGTTAATCTTAGTTGTTGTAGGACTAAGAATATCAGAGTCAGTAGTCAGGATAAACTGTTCATTATCACTAAACAACACAAGACCAACGCTAGTCGGTCTCACGTATCTCATGTTAACAGGTCGGATAGATGATGCACTAATATCAATAGGATCATCATCAGTAACAGTCAGCGAAGTAGTAGCAAAGAAGTTGAAATAATCACCTGCTTTACTTAGAATTACTGATTCATTAGACAGGAACCCCAATCTATTTCGATAGAAAAAGATGTTGTTAATAGTAGTACCAATAAAGCTGGGATCAGGGTTAGTCTCTAGATCACCAATAACTCTATCTTCCCACGTAATCGGGCTAAAGGTAAATGAACCATCAGGTTCTCTAATTAATTGGTGAGGTAAAGTAAGTGGATCTAATGCATAGGTGATCTCCCAAGCATTTGATTCTTCCCAAACACCAGAACCGTAGATGTTCTTGACAATAGTTACATCACCGCTGGTTGTACCACTAGCTGCATCAGTAACAGTAAATGTATCAACATCAACAACAGTAACACGGTAATAGGTGGTAGTAGCGTCACCTGAAGTAACATCTAGATAGACTTCAGAACCTGTAGTAAGACCGTGAGCAACACTTGTAACAGTAACAGTAGTACCAGTACGAGAGTATGTACCACTAATGCTAGTAATAGCATCAGTAATAAACTCAACGTACATGTCATCAACATTCACATCTAGTGAGTTGACTACACGTACTTTAAAACCATCTCTACATTGAAGAGGCAAGTTAGCAACAGTAGAGACGTTCTCTTGAAACACATCAACAGAATCAGCTCCAGGAGCACCAACTGCAGAAATAGTAAATGGTGCATCAGCACTGATGTAAAGACCAGGACCAACAGCAGTAGCAGAGAAAGTAGTAGTACCGAACGTTTGACCGTCAATATCCATAACAAGGTCATTGACAATTGCATCAACATCTCCACCAGTACCAGCGTTATAAGTACCCCGCTCTACATCATCAAGATAAATACGGTAATGACCAGTACCTACAACCTTAATAAGAACAAAAGCTTCGTAAGGTTTAGTAGAGGTAACGGCTGGATCCATTGCAACTACTTTAGCTTTGTTAAGAACAAAGGTGTAGTCATTAAGAGTAAGCAATTCAAGATCGTCAGCAGTAGCACCATACAAATAACCATTACTGGGAGTAGCTGTAATAGCACAAAGATCAACCTCAGCTTGATAATCAGCCAACGCAGATGCTTCTGCTGCTACAGCATTGTCATAGTTAGTTTGAGCAGTATCCATGTTGGACTGAGCAGTAGCCAGATCACCAGCGGTGTGAGTAGCTGCTACAGTCAGGATAGCTTGGTAGACACGATAGCCTTGAGAGGCAATGATAGGATACTCATTAGTCAACTCTGTCCCAAGAGCATAGTCAGCAGGAAGAGTTGTAGTAGCACTAATAATAACGTCGTCGTTCTTAACGATATAGACACCGTTAGCATTCAGAAGAATACCAGACTTAACTGTCTGTTCAATTTCACCTGGCTTATCATAGTCATACTGAACTTCAAACAAAGCTTGTTCAGTAGAGGTTTGACCGGCAAGTACTTCTGCATAAGCAGCTTGAGCAGCGTGAAGTAGAACAAGCTTAGCAGTAGTATCATCAACCGCTGCATTGTAAGTAGTAAGATCAGCTTTAAGGTTAACAAGATTACAAGTGCCTGGAACACCTGTATCAGCTCCCATATCAACAGCTCGTGGAGAACCGTCTAACAGGTTCCAAACACGAAAGCGGTTGTCATCATACTGAGCAACGTACTTTTCCTGTGGATCCCTAAGGATTGAAAACCACTTACCTTGAGTAGTAGCGCCGTATAGATTAGAAACAAATTGTCCACCAGGACGCTTAAGCAGACCAAGTGCATAGTCTGGGAAAGCATTTACACAATCCTTAAGTTGTCCAGGAAACTTACGGTTGTCAGGCTGTTGTGAAATGCCAAGAAGAAAGTTGGGAATCCTTTGGGTTACAGTACTCATCGCATCAGTGCTTTAAAAGGTTGATAGCTGTTGTAATAATTCTGACCATCTTGGAAACCAAAGATAGAGTAATCCCCTTGATTACATTCATATTCAAGAGCTACTGCTCTGGTTTGTCCCTCTTGTTCAGCCAGCAGCTGATACAAATCTCCGTTACCAATCATCTTCGTAGCACACATCCTAGCAGCCCTAGCAGTAATGTACGTTTGAATGGCAGGAGGTACATCAGTAAAGTCAAAGTACCAAGTCACATCAACTTGAATAGGATCATCAAATTCAAAGGTGTGATTCAGACGATCATAGACTTTACCGTTACGACGAACTAGATCATAGTCAGATTTATGTTGACGCACATTAGCATCAATTTGGAGCATGTTAGATGGATACAAGATCTCCTTAGTAGTTTCGTCAGGAGTTAATTCGTATTCACGTTCAGTGTTAAAGATCCATCCCTCTGCTTGAACTTGTCGATTAACTTCCCGGAGAGTATTGAGTACAATAGACACTTCAGGGTTTTGAAGATCTAATGTGGTGACAGGTGCCTGTCCCACAGAGCTAAGTATTTGATTTACAGCAT